CAGCGGCGAACTGTCCGACAACATTTCCAGTAAATGCTACGACACGCATTCAAAAGAGTGGAAACTCTTGGGTTGAAGGGCAATGGCGCACAGATGTTGAATCCGATCTGAAAGGAATTGACCGACTTGGTACCAAGATTCGCTGTGACTCTGTCCAATACAATCCAGATACAAATATGATGAATAATATCCCTTTGAAGGCGGCAAGAGATGAAAATGTACCTCAAACATTTGCCCGCCTAGTTGACCCTCCGTGTACTTTACGTGCTACGGGCTGGAACAGATGGCAACCACTCTTTCACAACCCACAAGATACATTTGAAACGCCATTTGATTTCTTCATTCCGTCGCGTGATATTGATAAGGAGAAGTACAATACTCATAGAGAGAATACATGTTTTACTCCGTGGGATCAACCATCCGTGGCAGAACTCGGTCACGAGAAGGATATGTATCCTCGTTATCCGTTTGTTCAGACATAATTTATATATACATACTTATAATAAGTAAAAATATATAAAAATATATTAATATATAAAATTATAATTTTGGTAGTATTTTATCAAGCCATTTAAATTTATCATCCCATGCTAATCCGAAATATAATTCAAGAATTTTATTAATAATTTTTATTTCCTTTTCATTTTCATTTAAAGACCTTATTTCAAGTTCCTCTATAATTTTCGTATTCATTAAACTACATTCATTAATAAACTTCTCAATTGATATTTTTTTCAAATTATCAATACGTATTTTAAGAGCTTCACGAAATTTATCAATTGCCAAGTATGGTCTTTTTGTTACACCATTCCTAAATAATTTACTTTTCACTGGATAAATATTAATTAATCCCTGAATATATTTATTTATAATAATATTTGGATCTTGTTGAAACTGAATAGGTTTCACATTATTAATTTTGTTAAAGTATTCAATTGCGTCTGCTTCAGATTCAACACGAATTTCAGTAACTGTAACTTGAAAATCTTTTGCGGCTATTACATTCTCGAAATAATCATTTACTACATTTATTCGATGTTGACCGTCAATAAGGTATGATTTCATCATATTGAATAATTTTATAACCTGAATCTAATAAATATGCTTTATTATCAATTGATTGTTTAATATTTTTAACATGCTCTAAATCAATTATACGATTTCCCTTCCAAATAGGAAGTCGTGTTAACATTAAAGCAGACATTTTATATAATTTAGAACCATCTTTGTATGTGTAAAGCAAATCCATCTTAATATTTTTAATACAACTTTATGTATCAAATTTCATTTAGGCTGTAGATACCCTATTAAATTCTTTCTTCCTCTTCTGGTGTTAATAACCACATCTTATGCTCCTTCATTTTAGCCATTTTATGATGACCATGGACCCAATTAAAATGAACAATTACCGCAGTGTCTCTAAGTTTATCAGTATTATCATAATACACTTTTCCATTAGGATATTTTTCTAAGGGAAGAGCGTTAAATATACACTCAGGCTTTACATACTTGTTAAAATAAGTTTGGTCATTATTATCAAATGCGCATGTGAGATATTTCTTTTGACCGGCCTCAGATACACAATCATATAATGTAATTAATCGGTCACTTGATTTGATATACATGTATCCTGTACACATGTTTTTAGTATTACGATTCTCTTGTGCGTCATTTTGAATCCATATATCATATATAGCATCCTTCCACCAAACTCTAATATCCTCCATCGGATCTTTTCTAAATACAATATCACCATCAATTAATAGTACATTTTTATTTAAAGAAAGGATCTGATGAATAAGTTCAAGTTTTAAATAACATATTTTATCATAACCTTTTGAATTCCATGGACAGAATTTCCCCAGCGTTTGATTAGTATTATCGGCACAATAAGTATTGTATCCGTGCTGTCTTAAAATATTAGCTCCCTTTTTATCAATACATACAACAAGTATTTTTTTATCAAGACCAAAAGGTTTTAGACTTTTCAGCATATTTAAAGTGTAAAAAAGATAACCATAATTGGTTAATGTTGTAATAATTGTTTTTCCATCTTCAAGAATACACGATTCTAAGATATCGGATGTTAGATGAATAGACATTTTATCTAAATAAATAAGTACTCGTTTATATCCCCTTATATAAATACTAATACAAATACATTTACAAATCCAATAATTTGAATTAGAGATTTTATTAGTCATAGTTTGCGATTTAGCAAAAAATTAAAGGTTAATGCCAGATAGTATGGAAATCGCAGCCCTGTCTGGTCTCCTTGGATTAGGCTATCTAATCTCAAAAGCGAGCGGTAATAAAGAAGGCTTTAATGGCAAAAACGCCAATGCTATAGCCAGAAAATCGGCGAATAGTATTCCCCCCGCTGACCGAGAATATCCCCTTCTTACAACTCCACAATTACAGCCAGGCATGAGAGAAGGCTTCATGCCAGCGGCAAGAGGTCTAAACTCGGACCCGTTAACGGTAGCTCCAAAAGGAGCCTCCGCTGTCGGATTTGGCCCTGAACTTGATATGATGTATCAGACACCAAATGGACATACATATCCGTCTGAACCTAGCACGGGCCCTTACGGTACCGCATTTGGCTATTCTTCTAACAAACCGCCGTATGCGCCTGGAGTAGTCCCGGGCTTAAATCCGGCCCCTTCGCCAATTGAATCAAACATTCCTATGATGGAATATCGCTCTGATAATACCGAATCAGATCCAACATATGTCGCCAGTGATTATGTTGTTAGCCCACTTTCTGGGCAAAAGATCCCGTCTGGGGAGTTTAAACACAATAATATGCAGCCATTCTTTGGCGGGCGCATTAAACAAAACATCGCGCCCCAGGCCAATACATCCATTCTAGATTCGTACAATGGTAACGGTTCTAATCAAATTAAGAAACGCGAAGTTGAAAACATGTTTGAAACCTCGCGCGCACCCTATGGCAATCCGTTCGGTATGGAAGACAATACCGACTTTTTCCAGTCACGTATTGCCACACAGGCACCGGTTGTACGTAATGGTGAACGTCCCTTTGAACCGACGCGTGTTGGTTCGGGTATTGGTGAAAAGTTCGGATTTTCGGGCAAAGGCGGCTTTCAACAACTTGAAATTAATGAAATTATGCGCCCCAAAGATACGAACGAAACACGTGTTCTCTCCAACCCTAAAGAGACATATAATACCCCCATGGTTCCTGGTAGCCACTTTGTTGGAACACCCGCTAATGTCAGTGATGTTGGTGAAGTACGTAAATACAAACCTGATACATTCTATGTGGATGAATCTGGTGAGCGCTTCTTTGTAACAACGGGTGATCTTATTAAGGAACGTGTTCGTTCAGTTCAAGTGTTACCTCATACAACTCGTCCTGAAACATCCGTTGAATATGGAGGTGTCGCCTCTTCTCAGGATTTTGGTGAAAACTACGTGACGGGTTCTTATCGTATGCCGATGGCACAACAATATGGAGGTGCTGGATATCGCAATGCGGACATGACAAGTTACTATACCAAGGATATTGGCGGAGGTGAGGCCGATTATGGTAAGAGTTCCATTGAAATCCGCCCAAATGAGCGTAATGAGACATCTGAGCGTGTAATGGCCCTAAATCCTGCGCCGGCTGATAATAGTCTAGTAACAGCGCATTACACGGATGATGCGCGGCCGACCCGTCGTGGTGAAACAACTGGAAATATCCGTATGACAGGAACACCCATTTCTTATGCGGAGAGAGCACCCGCTATAACTGTATGGGATCCGAAGGATATCGCACGTACAACTGTGAAGGAATCCACCATTTATCTGGATCGCCCTGGTATCGCAGGCTCGGCTTCTGCGCCGAATCGTCTGAAGACGTATGACCCTGATGATATCGCCCGCCCTACTCAGAAATCGCAACTATCTTCGGCGCTTGCCTGGACGGGCCCTGGTGGAAATGGCGCGTGGAATGATAATATGGATCCAACATTCGCGTATAATATGCGTACCAATCCGAACAAGGAGCAAATCGCACGTGGCCGCCGTCCTATCGCGGGCTCGGGTAACAGTGCTACCTTTAATGGTGATCCTGGACGTCAGTTATCCAAGAAGCTTGACACAGATGTCATTAATGACCGTGCGCTGGCGATTAATCGTTCTCTGGATATTACACCAGGAGTGGGTGATATTGGTCGTACTGAGTATAGAGTGCCATTGAAGCTTGATATAAGCCGCGAAAGAAACCAGTATAGTTCTGTATCGGCTGTTGATAACAATCCTTTAATGAGTATGCAGAGTTTAAGCAAGAATGCTAAACGGGATGAGGAGGCGATAAGAGAACTCAGCGCTTACTTATCGGCTCAGTAAAAAATTAAATTTATGACCAAATTTATGACCAAATCAATATTAATACAAATACTAAAATCACAATAAATATTATAATTTTAATGATTTTAGTATTCATTTCCCTAGTTGTTATTACTCGTATTTGCCAAAGGCTACCTTGGGTTTCTACTAGATTTAGAGGATTATGATTTTGTTGGGTTTGTTCTTCCCTTTGTTCTTCCCTTTGTTCTTCAATTATAGTTGGCAGTGATGGAGCTATTGGTTTAATAATAGCAGACATCTCATTTTTAGATTTTACGCGTTCACTACGGCATATTAGGCATGTAACTGTGGTTTTAGAGTGAACATAATCAATCCAGCAACTCGCGTGTATTTTATATTTACATTCGCACAATGTGTTATCTTGTAGGGATTCAGAAGTATCATCTTGGCAGATAATACACTCCATCTTAATACTCTCCGATATATTTTACAGATTTCAAATTTTTCGGATGTGTTAAAATCTTTTGAGAATATAGAATGAATGGTAGATTAAGTAAAACATTTAGAGCTGCTAAAAATATGGGCGCCTATTTGGGGGAGACAGCTGCGGCCTTTGGAGAGAAAGCTGCTGCGGCGGCGGCAGCAGCTGGGAAGAAAGCTGCCGCGGCGGGGACGGTGGCCCAGGCAGCTATGGAGAAAGCTGCGACAGCTGTCAAAACTTATAGAAGTGAACAAACAGCTAGAGATAAAGCTTTTAAGAATGTATCTGACATCCAGAAAAAATTGATGCCTTTAGCAGAGAAACCTAATAGTAAGGAGAAAACTGCTCTACAAAATGAATTAGCATTGGCGAGAGAAAGATTAGAAGTTGCTACGAATGCGGAGAAGGATGCCGCCGCGGAAGCTGCCAGAAAGAAGAGGGAAGCCGATGCGGCAGCGGCGGAAGCCGCCGCAAAGAGTGCGGATGCCGCGGCTGCCGCGGCACTAGTAGGACCATTGAAGAATAGTTCTACTAAAACACGTAATTATACTTGTAAATGTACGAAAAAAGAGGGTAATGCCGCTAACTCGGGTAGTGCCAGTAAGCCCTCAACGGGCGGCAAACGTAAGCGCGCCACCGCCCGTCGTAATAAGAGAAAGCGTGGAACAAGACGTAATTAGATTCCGGTCCTATAATTTATAATATAACACTTATCAATGGTAAAATTGCTAAGTTTTGTATAGTACAATTTATTAATGCGTTTATTAATAAAAATGAAGGGGCGAGCCTCTAGCTAATCTGATTCCGGTTTTGGAATTTTAGGTGTTGTTAAAAATGTGTTCTAATTGTAGAAAAAGATGTCTAATGCCAGAAATGTTACTGTGATTGTACCTGCAAATGGTAATACACCAGAAAAAAAATTTAAAGTAACAGTAAATAATATTAATGGGGCGTCAGGATTAGTTAATGCCACCGCTCAGGCAGCAGCTACTGCTACACAAGCTGTAGCTGAGCAGTCATCTAATTCTGGGCTGCCATCTAATGCTCGGCAGCCATCTAATGCTGAGCAGTCATCTAATTCTGGGCTGCCCGCTACAGGTGGTCGTCGCAACAAGCGCAAAGGAACTCATCATAACAAGCGCAAACATACTCGCCGCAACAAGCGCAAAGGAACCCGTCGTAACAAGCGCAATTAAATAATATAGTATAAAATTCATAAAATAACTAATTAAATAATATTTGGTTAGTTGTTTTAAAAATGTGTTTAAATTGTAGAATGACCAATATAACAACAGTAAATGATCTAGATAATGAAATGAAGAAAAAAAAGTTTACAACTGAACAATATATATCTTGGCATCCCGACTTATATTCAGAATTAATATTAAAACAAATTATTGATAAATTACCTACAAATGCTGAAAAAGAAAAGCTTAAGAAGGAGGTATTAGACTTTAAAAAAAATACTAATGAACGCATTAATAATCTAAATTTAATTTCAAATAAATTTAATGATGATAAAATAAAATATAATAAAATAATAAATGTTGATCAATGGGATGCGAACAAAGGATATTGGTGGGATAGTGCTGATGAAATAATATCTATTAAGCAGAATGATTTAGTTGAAAGTTTGACTAAATATATTACTAGTGATAATAATGAATATAATATAGCACAAAATTATATACGTAATTCTACACGTAGTTCTACAGATCCCTTTCCCTTTAAATATTGGGAATATATGACAAATAAACTAAAAGAATTTAAAAATAAAGAATGTACTTGGAAATCTAGAATATTACATCCCACTAAGTCACCACATAGTATGATTAAGGGTGTACAATGGGGCGGAGATAAACAAGCTGTTTGTTCTATTTGTAAGAAAGATCTTATACGCGAAAATATGAATGAATGCTGCCCTTTATGTAATTATAAAGAATGTAATAATTGTGTAAAGGCAACTACAAAATTAAGAGCTGCTAATGGTATTAAAGTAATACTAACTAATAAAAATAAAATACGACAATTAAAAGTAATAAATATAAGCGGTGGCAAACATCAAAGAACTTACAAGACAAAACACAAATTACAAAATAAAATGCGTCTAAAATATAGAATGGGTGTAAGACGTACAGTGAAAAAGAGTCGTACGGCAAAAAGAAGACAAAATGGCGGCGTAATATTCGTGGGTGCCCCAGTTAGTTATAGTATCCCATTTGGTCAACGCCAACCTACCGAGGCTATTATGGAGAGGGCTACGACGGCGGGAGGTAAACGCAGCCGTCGTAACAAGCGCAGAGGAACGCGTCGTAACAAGCGTAATTAATACCAAAAAATGTATATTATATTTTAGACAATATTACAATATTAAAAATAATATTAATATTTTTAATATGTAGAATGGACTATCGTGGCAGACAAAGAACAAATAATAGACCTAATATCAGAAAATTTTATAAGAGTAGTGGTCAAAATGTGTATGGATATGCGTCCAAACAGAAACGGGCAGCATCACCTCAACCATTAAAAACTTTTACGAATACACAAAGCACTATAAATGTAGCAAGGAGGTTACAAAAGAACAAGTCAATAGTTGGACGTGCTCCTTCCCCTACACGTAATGGGGCTGAACAACGAAATAAGAATGAGGCTAGAATTAGGCATAATATACATACATATAGGAGTTTAACTGGAGAAAGTAATAATACATCCCAAAAACTTAAATCAATAAATAATGAACCCATGTCCTTGTGGGATCGTGTATATAACCTTACAAGACTATTTGGCGGTTCTAAAAATAAAAGAAGTCGTACAAAGCGTAATCGCACAAAGCGTAATCGCGCAAAGCGTACAAAGCGTAATTAATCAAGAGTATAAAAGACTAACCATTATAATTAACTAATGGATAAGACTCCCATTATATTAACAGGTCCTCCTGGATGCGGTAAAAGTTACTGGATACAGAAGTACGCGGAGCAACTTAAAAAGCAACTATTCGTATGCCCTTGTCGCAAAGATAGAACGCTTCGTGATGGTCGTCAAAAGCTACATATTTGGGGTCGCCGAACAGAGCCCGCAATTCTTTGGCTAGAGGGTGCCGACGATCTAACACCCGAAGCACAAGCATTTCTGCGCCGAATTCTGGAAACTCACGCACAAGACGTTCTATTTATTTTGGAGTGTCGTGACGCAGGCCGGCTTCAAGAACCTATTCGGTCGCGATGTGTAATTAAGCGATTGTTCCAACCGCGATGGGATGAATTAGAAACCTTTTTAATGAAAACATACAATAATCTTAAGATCAGTGAAATTAAGGAATATTTAAACAAGAACGAGTATTCATACCGTCGTGCGAACCAATGTGCGTTCTTACAACTTCAGTATCCCGAAGTTTGGAAAACCACCTTAGAGCATCACAGAAAAGAGAAGCTAATAATCAAAGATCAAATCGCAGACGACCTAATTACATACATTAAAGAGGGATACAATCCTGAATTACTGCTTAATCCACTATTATCGGATGAAAAGATATTAAAAGACTACGGTAAATGTACTGAATTAGCGGGGTCTCTCTGGGCGTTTTTGGGTAGTGCGTTATATAGAGCCCTAAGAACAACAAATATTCAAGAAGAATGAATAGAAGTTCAGATTCGGTTCTTTCGGTGTATTCAGATGCCCGAGCTGAATATACCAAGCAACTATGTTTTTTCCTAGTACCGGCCTATTTCCAGTTTTTCATTGAATTGCTTGAACGGTCCAAACGTGAATCAGAGCCCAAAAAGGCACTATGGCAGTTCCAAACATACTTAAATGAGATTCATGACTGGAATATGGAAAAGGTACAACAGGAAATTAATAAAATTAATACTAACTGTGGTTGCGATTATCTTGAAGACCTTCTTACAGCAGTTTTCGTGGCCCATACCAAGGTTCTAACCGCTATCCGACTCTCTTCAAATAAGAAGAAGATTGAAATCAGTGTACCTAAGGTTGATCATTTCTTATTTAAGGTTTTATGTGAAACGTCTAAACTCCTTTGGAGTTCCACATATTTGTTCAGAGATGGTATTTCTGGTGTTGAAAAGCAGCAAAACTATCGCACTATTGAGCAAATTATCAATGAGGGGATTTTACAGGCTGTAAGGAGTCTTGTTCCAGTAAAATCTATTCTTAAGGATTTTGTTAATAATGAGGGTGGCGAGGATAGTGATGAGGATAAGGAGGAGAAGGATGGAAAGGAGGATAAGGAGGGAAAGGAAGAAATTCTCCCTACTGTTTCACAAGTAAATGAAATTCCTCCTGCTGTATCACTTGATGTACCTATAACTCCAATTATTCAAGTAATAGATCCTGCTACTCCTGTTGTTCCTGTTGCTTCTCAATCACAGGAAGACAAATCAGCTGAAGTTATACAACACCCTCCACAAACAATTATAATTAATGATAAACCAACAGTAAGTTTCGGCGAATATGACGCAGTATTTGATTCCGAAAATCCACATCATTCTGATATGATTTATGATCCAAAGGATGGTGATGAAAATAATGTTCCGGCTCTAGAAATATTAGATGAACAAGGAACATCGCTATCCGAAGGACTAGATTTTGATAATCTGGACAGTAAAGAAGCTAAATCTGAAGATCTAGGAACAGATGACTATGAAAGTCTGAATTAGTGCGGTGAGGGGGGTTGTGTTTTTCTCGCAACAATCAAATAATGATGCCAAACTGGTTCCCGTGGATTTTTGTTGGAGGCCTAGTCTTTATCGCATTAAGTTTTACTGCTAGCAAATACAAGGACAAAGATTATAAAAAAATACAATTTCTACAGGACTTTATAAGTGGTTCAATATTAATTGGGTTTACAGGTGTTTTAGTACCTGATATGTTTCCAAAAATGGGACTACCAGAATCATTGCCTAGTTTTGGAATGGGGTTAGGGAGTGACGATTTAGATTTACAGGTGGGACCTCCTCGCCTAGCAGGTAGATAATTAATTTCTTTTTGGGAGATAGAAAAATGCCGACTACCATATATGATAGTTCATTAATTACACAGCGCCGCCGTGCTAAGGCCGAGTCCGGTTCCTTTATAACTCGTATTTCTCCTTGGAATTCCAATAATCCTACCAATCAGCCGAATACTGGATATGCTCCCATGTTAGGTATTTGGGACCAATCCATTATTAACACTGTAAAGAATGGAAATATGAAATTTTACAGAAAAGGCGACGGTGGTTGCACAACGGTTAGTAATGGCTGCCCCTGTGTGCCAGTAGCAGATACTGAATGCTGTGGCACCAACTAAATAACTCTTTGTATGATATTTATTTAATATTTTAAATTTAATATTTTAAAAATAAGCAAAATTATTTTACTTATTTTTACATATATTATTAAATATCTAGATACCAACCGAATAAACTGTTGTATCCTGTGGAACTTTTTGTTTCCATTTATATTGCTGGAAAACGGGTTTATGAACTTGATCTTTTGGAACCGCATTATATACATCTTGTGCGATTCGGATATATAAATCAAACCCTTCATACTTTTCATTACCATCTTTATCCTCATAAACAGTCGCACCATCTTTATTTACAGTCCAGCTCCATAATAAATTAAAGAGGGGCGATTTTGTCTCAAATACTTTCCAGTTACCCTCTTGACTTATAATAGAGACTCCCTTACCCTTCTTTTTATCAGGTTTATCGTCAAAAAGACCATCAATTAAACTAATAGCTAGGCGAGATAAATCAAATGATGGATTTGGTTGATGTTTTGGTTTAGTATGATCAAAGAATGGTCCAAAATTATATTGATCTCCCGCTTCTTGATCGGGCCAGTGATCATCCGAGACCCATAGATGTTTTCCTAATCTAAAAATGGCACGACCAAAATCTATTATACTAAAAATCTTTCCAAACGTCGGCACTCTCCAAACAGTTCCATCCTTTGCTTTGTAATATAAAAACTTTATATCAGTTGCTCTCCAAACAATATTATTTGAATGAAGATCATTATGTGTAAAACATACAGTTTGTTGTAGAAAACTAAGTACCGCAATTATTTGAAATAACCAGGCAATCCAGCGTGCCTCCCATCCTTGAGAACCTCGCTCCTGTCCGTCAATTTCATCTTGATCTAGAAGATTATCCATCACACCATCCTGTGCTTCTTGATATATTAAAATAACGGGCATATTTGGAATTTCAATACAAATATCAATATCAAGATCTACAGATTCATCTGAATGATCTGTTGTTGTTACTGATTCATATTCATCATTGTTATCATTAGTAACAGCATCAGATTCAGATTCAGATCCAGATTCAGATTCAGATCCAGATCCAGATCCAGATCCAGATACAGATTCTTTTAAAGATAATCGCTTTGTTATTTTCTTATTAATTTCAAAAATATCTTTAACATTTTCCGCCTCTTCTTCAATATTATCAAAATTAATAGATTTGATTGATTCAATATCCGAATTATCAGAATTATTACTAGCAATTGGTTCTAATTCAGGAATATCATCATTATTATCATTATTATCATCATCGTCATCAAATGGGCATGTTGTAATTCCTTTATAGATCTCTTCAAAATTAGGAATCTCTTCAATGTCTTTATCTCCGCGAATAACTGTTAAACGCGCGCTATGGGATTTCATACCCTTCCAAAACCAGCGACATTGTCTATAAGTATCATATTCCTGAGATATATTAAACTGATATGATTTACTTATTCCTGTTGTAGCGCCATAGTGAAGAATACAATGAGGAGTTAAATTAAGCTCTCTAAAACGACTAAGTACAAAATTCGCAACTGTATCAACATATGCCTGATTATTATGACTATGTAGTTTTGTCAGAGTTTTCTTCCAGGTACTCTCACTTTGTGGAAGTAAAGGATGCTCTGGAACAATATATTTCTCCTTAATCAAGTCAATTGGATTTAATAAATGAACCGTTTTGACGAATGTTTTACAGGGCTCTGAGGAGCCTGTGCTATCAAAGTTACTTCGTGTAGTATCCCATATTTTTGCCCTTAGTTCATCGGGTTTAATCCACGAATCAATATAATATTTAGAGGGCAGCTCAATATTTTTATGCGAAAGAGATGATTCAGGAATTTTGAAGATATCTAGGGCAGGATGATAACGTTGTAAATGTAAACAATTAGAGAAATTACTAATTTCATTCTCAGATATATCCCTTTCTCTACAGGGTTGATTCTGAAGGGTCTGGAGAACTGCTTTCATCTTCTTGTTTAAAAGAGTTATACGTGTGTTTGTATAGCGCACTAGTTATTTTTGTCTGTACTAGAATACAAGAATGGCAGCACAAGGTGGAGTAAATGTTAGTCTCCGGAAGTTTGTTATGAAAACTGTTCCACAAGATGCTGTTGTGGTCTTTATTGGGCGTCGGCGCACAGGAAAATCAACTCTTGTTCGCGACCTGTTATTTCACCATCAAGATTTACCAATGGGTTGTGTAATTTCAGGTACAGAAGAGTCAAATGGTTTCTTCAAAAAAATAGTTCCACCAATGTTCATTCATGGTGAATATAATCCCGTAATTTTGGCAAACTTCGTAAAACGCCAGAAGCTTGTTATGAACAAAATCCAACAAGAATTGGAACGTGGAGTTAAATCCAATATTGATCCTCGCGCTTTTTTGATTCTTGATGATTGTATGTACGATGATTCATGGACACATGATAAGAATATTCGTTATTTATTTATGAACGGGCGTTGGTTAAAAGTGTTTTTCGTTATTACTATGCAGTTCCCGCTAGGTATTCCTCCAGCACTTCGCACAAATGTTGATTATGTATTTATATTAAGAGAACCCTATAAAAACAATCGTGAGCGACTTTTTACGAATTACGGATCCGCTTTCCCATCATTTGAATTTTTCTGTCAAATGATGGATCAATGTACGCAGAATTATGAATGTCTTGTCGTTAATAACAATACCCAGAGTAATAAATTGGAGGATACAATATTCTGGTACAAAGCGGATATACACGGTGACTTTAAATTAGGTGCGCCAGAATTATGGCGACAGTCCGAGATGTTGTCGCGTATTAAGGAAGAAGACGATGTTAATATGTTTGATCCAAGACAAAGTACTAAATTAAGGGGGCCAGCTATCAATGTCCAGAAGAAATATTAATAAATATAAGAAATGACTATGAAACTTAAATCAGGTGGTACATTATTTGTCATATTAATTGTTGGAATGGTACTATTTTTAGTATTAATGCCAAAGGTTTCCGAGGGATTTATGGATGCTGGTCGTTGTGGGGTTGATTTACTACCGTGTTCAGGAGAACGCATACGGTGTATGAATGGATACTGTAAATCAGACATCGCTCCTAAGCTTCCAGCATTATCTGATTTGCCAATGACACCGCCAACAAAGTATCCTTATTCTCCTTCTCAATAATCCGCATATGTGTCAATGAATAAAACCTTTGCTTTTGCTAGAAAAATGGCCCGCTCTAAATCAATGGGAATTGGTGCGATGTTTGTCTTACTTGTAGTATCCGTTGTTTTACTACCAATACTTGTGCGTTATATTGAAGGACTTGAAGTCGCACATTTTGTGACACAAGGATTCCAAGATATCGCTAATGTTAATGGTCCTTCTTCTGCTGATGGAGGTGTAGCAGGTGTTCCCGCTATTGGTTCGGCCTCTAAGTTACCAAACTGGCGCCCCGACCCTAATACGGATTATCTATGCCGCTCACCGAACGAGGATGGACAGCCATGCCCTGAGGGCCAGTTTTGTGATGGTACGACACAATCGTGTATCCCTAACTATGTAGGTGGTGAAGTTCCAAGTACGGGATATTTCTCTTAGGTTAAATAATATTCATATAACAAAAGTTTTATAACAAAATTATATTATTAAAATAATTATATTTTGTTAGATATTTATTCATAAGTAACATTACTCATCTTTCCAAAAGGATGCGTTGTAGTTTCAGGTTGTATAACTCCATTCTTGAATTCAAGATTTTCCATATTAGGAACAACCGTATTTTCAACAACCGTATTTTCAACAACCGTATTTTTATCATCTACCACCTTTTCAACTGTAAGAGACGCCTTCTCTAACTTACGCTGTAGTGCTACATCACCAGTGCCAGCAAACATACTGCCAAATGTATCAGAAGAGCTGTTAGAACCGCCAAATACCTGCTTTGTACTAGCAGCGGCTACTCCACCACTTTTTGACCGCTCTTCAAAGTACTTATCACGATTATCTTCGTTCTCCTTGTACTTGCGCATTAGAGTATTGAGCTCATCCTGGGCATATTCTTGATCGGCGATTTCATGAGGTTGAGGATCCCAAGGGAGCCATTTACCGAGATCACCAATAAAAATATTGTGGTATTTGTCTTTGCCCTGTAGCTTTTTGGCCTTGAGTTCTGCCTCTTTAGGATTTCCATAAACTCCGCGGACTTTCAGACCACGTACGGATGTACGGAATTCATTCACCGCATAGAACTCATCCTCAAGTTTGGTCTTGTTGGCAAACATATAATTATCATACGCTTCTACAATTGTTGTCTTCTGAATATCAGCACGATTCTTTTGAACGAATGGTTCATACTCGCTCATGAGCGTCGTGATATTCATCCTATTCTTACGACAAATTGTAGCTTGCTCGTTTTGATCATTCTTTTCAAGCTCCTTGATGCGTTCATCAAGTTGATCATTAATATTTTTAACAACACTGACCATAAATTTCTCAAGATTCTTGATCTTCCAATCAACTTCATATGATTCTAGAAACTTCTTAAAAAAGAATACATCCTTTTTCTCAAGGACTTTCTCCGGACTGATGAAGCTTAGTAGAACATAACGCTGACCAGGGATCTCAGTGTCTTCATCAAGGAAGTCTTCAACTACGGTGGGTACACTTTTATCTGTCATGTGTATCTATCAAGTTTGAGTATTGAAGCTTTAAACTCAGATTTAGATTTAGATTTGTAGACGGGTTTTTTTCTTACGGCTAAATATAAAGAATGATGGGCTACGGTTTTGCTGAAATTGTAAATCGCATAATTAAATACCTAATTGAGGGTCTAGTGATTGCGGCGGCGGCTATCTTAATCCCCAAGAAGTCTCTACCGCTTGATGAAGTAGCGACCCTAGCCGTGCTCGCGGCGGTGGTGTTTGCTATCCTTGACGCGGTGTCTCCCAGTGTTGGTGTTACTGCGCGTCAAGGAGCCGGCTTCGGATTGGGCGCAAATTTGGTGGGCTTTCCCCGTGTGTAAGAAATTACCCATTTTTGAATAATAACGAATCCATTTCGTGTATTAACTAAATTGCGTAATGTCTCCCCACCCTATGGCACTTCACTTAAATCTTTAAAAATAACATATTTTCCAAATTACTGGATATTATGTTGTTGGATTAATAATTGTATAACGAAT